GCAGTCCATACACATACCGCGGTCAAGGTACTTGTCTTCCTTGCCGCAAAGCTCGCAGTGAGTTGCAAATAATCGCTTCTTTCTGTTCTGCCAGGATTGCATCATTATTTTTGCGGTGAACATCTTGTCTTCCCAGAAGGCGATCTTGCGGTTGCATTCGATTACCTTGCTTTGCATTTCGTTGTCAGTGCTGTGATGTATTAGTCTCATATCTTAGCGATCCCACGCTTCTTTGATTGTTACCCATATGATTGCCTGTACCTGATAAGCCTTCAGCTTGCGCTTCTCGGCGATCTCGGCTGTGATTGCTTCTAGTCTACGGTACTGGATCGGGGTCAGTGTCTCTTGGCATTGTTTGACCCCATCGGATGGGCTTAGTAGGCACGCTCGGCAATGCCATTTGTCAATGGTTACGTGCTTTGAGCTTAGGCGCCCGACATTCATTGCGAATGCGTGGGTCTTGGGTGATTTCGCGGTCAATTGCACGTCCCCGCCTAGGATCCGCCAAGCCTTTCGCTTATTGGATCCGTACGTACAAACATTGAAGGTATCAATGCCTAGTCCGTTAACGTATGCGTGTACCATTGCGTTTGCATCGAACTTGTTTCGCTCCCACTTGTTGTTCGGGGAGAGCGCCGAGATTACGCCAGCAGCTGTGTACTTCTCTATGCCGTATTCCTTTGCCAATTGCTTGGCAAATTTTTGGGCATCCTTGTACCAAGCCTTGCCCTCTCGGACATTGGCTCGGCTGGCTTTTTTAAGCCAAGCCGTCAGGTTGTCTCGGATCTCGTCATCCGATGTGCTTATGATTCTGTTCATTATTTATCTTTCTTTTATTCGTTTCGTTTTTCATTAGAGAATCTTGCCATCTATTGAGATGTAGCCACCCTCGATAAGATCCTGAGCGGTGCGCTGATAATGCCCTTGCATTGCACTGATAAGTCCAGTCTCCACCAGTTTAGCGAAAAATTGGATGATGTCGTCGTGGCTCATATCGCCTGACTCATATTGGATAATTGCGTTGATCATATTCATTATTTCTCTCTGATGTAGATTGCTAGTTCCTTGGCTTCATCCAATGGAATTGATGGGCGGATCCCCCAACGCGTCTTGGGCTTTCTTCCACGTGGTACGATCTTGTATTTCGAGCCACAAGCCTTGGCTTGTTGGCGCAGTGTCTTTATTAACTCCCATCCGGCTTCATTGTTAGGAACCTTGATGAGGTAATCGTGCTTATATATTTTCGTCTTTGTTTTCATTGTACTGTTCAGTTAATGTGCCTGCTGCCATTAGACAAGGCAGGCTAAATTTCGTTGCGCTAGGATTTCACTCCTTCCGTTTCGTGTACTTAGGAGTACAGAAGAACACCTTTTGACTGTTTTTGTGTCATTTGACCAAAGCCTAAAGGAATTGTACTTGTACGGATTGTATACGATCTTTACGTCCCAAAAGAGTTGGGGTCTCTCATCTATAAGTCCGACCACAAATGCGTGGACATTTTTCTTTTTCTCCTTGAGTACTCTATTCCTGCCAGTCTGATTGACCTTGAAGGTTGCGTTTCTTAGGGCAATTTTATCAGTGTGACCGACCACTAAACCGCGCTGCTGTATGGAGTACAGATTGCGGTGCAGATTCCAGTACACTTTGACTGGCAGATTTGGGTCAAATGGATTGCGTGTTCTCTTCATCCCACGATTGTTGCCTGGCGGACTGCTGTAGGTGTGAAGGACATACCTAGCGATTCGAGTGTGATTGTTGCCTTGATGGTTACGTTTTCCGTTGCCTTGCGGGCAATAGTCTTTGCTGCCTTAGCCTTTGATTGAGCCTGAGCAGGGCAATTGAGATTGCGGCTTGCGTATCCTTTGGACGCATTCCACTCCCATTTGCGATTTTTGGGTGTATAGGTATTATAGTTCATATTATTCGTGCAAACTTGGTTGGCTGAGTTGCCGTAACGGTACTGCCACGGGAAGGCGTTTGCGTAGTACCATTGCAAGGAGCTATCAGTCGCCAAATGCTCTTACGCACTCCTTGCTGAAAAACTAGGTTGCTAGTCCAATTTTTCTGTTATGCTTTCAATCCCCAAACAATCTTTCCAGATTGCCTCGCGGGACTCGGCAAATTTAAACCGAGCGTGCAACGCCTCTCTTTTTCAGCAATGCAACTTTCATTCAAGGTCGCAAGATCTACGTGAAACGTCATTCAAAAAGCTTTTTCGAGCAAGTCCCGCAAGCGGTTCTTCTGTCGGCGTCAGCCTCAACCCAAAAGGGAGCTTTAAAAAATCGGTCGCATTTCAAAAGTGCTATGTAAAAGAACATCGTAATTAAACGATGCCAATATAAACTCACACTTCTCTGATCTTAGCAAGAACTTTTTTAACTTTTTTACTTAGAAAAGTATAAGTTATTGAATGGTAACAACTTACAAGCAAAAAAAACTTTCAAACTAAGCCTGAAAACCTATTCTTTTGACCGTTAGGAAATGGGGATTTGATGAAAAATGACTCCTAAGTGATGCTCTGAATGTATCTGACTCACTGAAAGAAAAACGCAACTTGCGCGCGAAACGTATCCACTTTTTGAATACACGTATCCACTTTTCGAATACACTGCTTAACGTATCCAGGATTTGAATACACGTATCAACTTTTTGAATACGTATCCATAAGTTGAATACACGTATCAAGATTATCGATACAAACCCAGGCGTATCCATAAGTTGAATACAAACCCAGGCGTATCCAAAATGTGAATACAGGGGTGGGGGTGGTTCAAAATGCAAAATCATTTTATATTTATATACATAAATCGAGCCCTAAAAAAATATCCCCCTCAAGGGCTCTTAGCCACCAGCCCCCAAGGCTGGGTGGCGCGTACTGGCGATTAGCTCATTATGAGCAGATACAGCTTCGCTATGCTGCGAAGCATCCGTGACATAGACCCAAGGGTCGGACTAGGTATTATCGAAGAGTCATCCATAAGTCACAGGCATTATTTTAAGCTGCCCTTCACGCTACTTCAGGGGCAGCAACCTATACCGCGCGTGGTGTCCCCCTGTTCCCAGGAGTCCATTATCCTAACGCAGTGCCGTGTAGTTTACTGTCATACGAGTGGCTATCCTCGGAGATCGTTCTCACCCGCATTGGGGCTTACCTCTGGACTATGTGATAATATCATACCACACCTGCCAAGCCTCTGGGTCAAGTGCTTTTTTATGGTTGACGCACATATGATAATGAGATTCAGTCTCATTATGGAACAGGAGGATCACAACAAGCAGCAGTTAATGGAGGGCATCAAGGATGCCATCGAGCAGGTTGTTTCGGTGAAGGAGCTCCAGCAGATCAAGAGCCTCTCCGTGTACAATCCCGACAAGGTGGCAAAGATGCTTTACCTGTACAGTAAGGGAACCAGCCAGACCGCACTGGTCAAGAAGTACGGCTACTCAAGGCAAACAGTTCTAAATGTTCTAGTGGATTATGCTGACCATCTTGGTCATCTTAGGGACATAGCCGGCAAGATATCGGCGAAGAACTATATGAACATATCCTCCCTAGAGGAGGATCTGATTGAGAAGGTGCGCGACAAGATGGAGACGGATCCTGAGTTCGATGTCACCTTTAGGGATCTCAAGGAACTTTCAATAGCCAAGGCTAACTCATTCCGTGAGGCTATGACCTCCCGTGGGGAGGCAAGCCAGATCACCGAGGATCGGCAAGTAATAACCCAGCAGGACTACGAGGAGACCCTAGCTGCCGCTAGGTCCCGCATCGAGAAGATGAAAAGTGCTGAAGTAATAGAGGTGGAGGATACCAGTGACTGATGACCTAGATGACAAGCAGGACGTGTACGAGAAGCTTCGGGCAATAATGTCCGAGCACTTTGATAGCTTCTGCTTCATTGTAATGAACGAAAGGGGTGACCTGTACTATGATTACACCAACTTTCGAGTAGGTCGAATGCTGATGAGTGAAGCCCAGAATGAGCTTAAATCCGAGATGGAGGACTGCGAGCTAATGTGGTTCGACGACGATGATCTGGATGACTAGGAGGAATAACTATGGGAAAAGGATGCACACCACGAAAGGGTCATAACCCAGAGAAACAAAGCAGGAACCACGACAGAATTGATTGGTCAAAGAAGCCCACTGATCGCAAGATCAAGGTACGGGTGAATGGCAAAGAAGTGTAATGGAACTAACCTTCACAGATCATCCCTGCCTACCATCTCCTTCTGACGAGGAGATTGTAATACTGGCCGAGAAGGATCCAAAGCTGCTTGAGCAGCTGTATCTGGCTCACGAGGGAAGGATCAAGGCAAGTACCGATGACCCAGTACGTCACGGCTTCGATCTGCCAGGGTGGGAGCGCATACGGAGCGCACTGGAGGAGTTCAATGAGTGCCTTGCCCTAGGGGGCAATCGCTCAGGTAAAACAACTGGATGTGCCAAGCTGGTAATGCAGGCTGTCTCCGAGAATACTGATGGTCATATTGTGTGCTTCTCCCAGAATGCTGATACATCGGTGAAGGTTCAGCAGGCTGCCATCTGGGAAATGATGCCCAAGGAGTTCAAGAAGAAGACCAAGAGCATCGAGGGATACATCAATTACAGTATGCAGAATGGGTTCACTGGGAGCTCATTCATCTTCCCTGATACCAGAACCCGCGTGGACTTCAAGACCTACACGCAGTTCAGTAACAATTCCACAATCCTTGAGGGATTCGAGTTCGGCTTCAAGAAG